ACACCAATTACAACAGCGGGATGCGATAGATGCGGCCCCGATTAACTTCCTGAGAGGCGCAACGTGGAAAAATAAAATTGTTATTGTAGACGAGGCACAGAATATGAGTGTAAAGGAACTTACAACGGTGATAACCCGAATTAGCACTAACTCTACATTATACATATGTGGGGACACAATGCAGAGTGATATCAATGCCACAGGTTTTGAAAAGTTCTGCAAAGTCTTCGATGACGAAGAGAGTAGGGGATACGGAATACATCACTTACAATTTACTAAAGATGATGTCATGAGAGACAAAATAATAAGCTATTTAGTAGATAAAATTGAAAAAAGTGATTTAAATAAATAAAATTAGCCATGAATAAAGTTTTTTGTGTATCGTGTGGATTCAAAATTCTATATGAAATAAATAAACCCAAGTTTTGCTCTAGTTGTGGGGAGCCTATTGGGTCTATTTCATCTTCAGCTAAGGTAGAAAAGCTTGAAGAAACTTCGACGGCTAGTATAGATTTAAATAAATTAAAAAGAGGAATCTCGGTTGAGACTAACTCCAGTAAACAAAGCCTAAAGGATATATGGGGAGGTGTTACTGAGCAGGAAGCTAAGGCTGGAGGTATGGGGCGTATGGAACGCGCACCTTCAAAAGACCCAGAGGGTCAGGCTCTTTTAGATCAAATCATGAATGAGTGCGCTTCTTCGCGTATGAAAGACGTAGATGAGTCATGATTTTGATAGTCAACGCGAAGATTTAGAAGAACTCCTTAAAAAATATAGACCGAAATGGCAACTAAGCGCCTTAGCGTGGATTGACTACGATGATGTCTGCCAAATAATTCGTCTTCATATTTATAAAAAGTGGGATCTTTGGGACCAATCGCGCCCCTTCAAGCCTTGGGCTTCGATGATTATATCGAATCAGATTAAAAATTTGATTCGTAACAATTATTCAAGTTTCGCTAAGCCCTGTTTACGCTGTCCCCATAACATGGGGGCTACTAGCTGTGAATTGACAAAGAGCAAAGAGCAAGATGAAACGTGTCCTGACTTTGCTAAGTGGAAAAAGAAAAAAGAAAGAGCTTTTAACATAAAGCTTCCCTTAGCTCTAGAGGAGGGGGTTTCCACAGGTGTAGCCACTTTAAAGGATTTTGTTGATTATAAAAATGCTTCTAACAAATTGCATGGTCTTGTTATGGAGCAATTAAATGAAAAGCATAAAAAAATATACTATATGCTTTATATTGACAACATTGACGAAAACGATGTCGCTAAAAAATTTGGGTTTAAGGCAGACTCTGCAAAAAGAAAAAAACCTAGATACAAACAAATGGCTAACTTAAAGAAGAAATTTTATAATATTGCTGTTAAAATCATGAAGGAGCACGATATCTTATGAATAACATAGAATTAACAGACGAACAAAAAACTCAAATACAAGATGAGTTCTCAAAAAACCCTGATCTAAAGCACATTACGCAAACTGTGTTTGGAGATGAAAGTTTAGATGGACGTTCTAAAGAGGGTAGGGCTGTTAGGGCATTTTTAATTAGTAATAATTTAACTTTTACTACTACTTTAGCTCCAAGAGTTGAAGAAGTAGATTTGGATGCAGAACAAAAAGAATTCTTAATGAGTAATAATGTCGAAAGAGGCATGAACGCTCTAGAGATAACGAGATTAGCTTTTAAAGACAGGGATATACAGCCGCTTAGTCAGCAGCATAGAACCGTTATGGAGTTTCTGCGGCGTTACAGGCCAGAGATTGTAGACGATAACGAAATGATCACTAACGATAAGTGGTCACCGCCAAAATCTCTGTCCAGAGCCATAAAAAAAGTAAACGACTGGGCTGGGCAGAAGTTTGATGAGATAGAAATTCAAACAAAACAGAAAAGAATGATGGAGACGCTTTTATTTTATTTAAAAAGCCCTCGCTTCGTTCATTTTATAAACCAATACTCAACAATAGCAGATAGAGATCTATTTGAGAGTGAATTTGTAAGAACTGTTTGGGATAAGCCAGATTTAACAAACGATGAGTTAAATTTGTATATTACCGTCTGCACAAACTACGTCAGGCAGAAGCATATTCAGCAACGCATCGACAAATTGAATACGATGCTCAATGACACTGACAATGAGCGAGATTTAACATTACGTCTTACTGAGCTTATAAAGGCCACCAGCGAGGAGTTGAATCAATGTGAGAAAAGAATCGAATCTTTGACGAAAGACCTTAATGGAAGCCGTCAGGCGCGTTTAAAGGCAAGAGGGGAGCAGAATGGGAGTATCGCTGCGCTTGTTGAGGCTTTCCAAGAGAAAGAAGAGCGTGACCGTATGATTTTGATGGCAGAAATGCAAAACAAGTTAATTGAGGAAGAAGCTGACCGACTTGAAACGATGGACGAGTATAAGGCTCGTATTTTAGGTATCTCTAAAAAAGAAATATTGTAATGGAATTTACTTGTCTAGAGTGTGGTAAGGAGTTTGACAACAAGAGGAGTTTTCACGCACACCTGAAAGCTCACGCACTTACTATTGGCGATTACTATGTCAAGCACTATGGGAGAAGGGATTTGTATTCGTGTGAAAAGATCCCTTTCAAATCTTACGATCAATACTTTAGGGATAATTTTATCAGTTATGATAATTTTAAGTTATGGATGGACTCGGCTCCAGAGAATGAGGTCAAGAATTACCTCAAAGAAAGAGCGCAGCAAAAATTTGACTTAAAAGGTATAAAAAGCTCTCCACCCAACCTTTTTTATGATTTGTCAGAGATGGCTGGTATTTTTTATTATAAAAAACTATGGGGGTCTTATAAAAGTTTCTTGGATGAGCTAGGAATAGATAATCATTTTTGTGGAGGACTGCCTAGAGATTTCTGGGAGGTTGATAGAAGTAGTATTCCTTTATTTACTGACACAAGAGAAAAAGCTCCGTTAAAATTTAAGGACTCTGTAATTAACAAATTAGATTTCGGGGATTATACAGCTAGAGGTGATTACTATACATCTACATTTGTAGATAGAAAAGCTCAGGATGATTTCAGGCAGACCTTCGGCAAAGATATAGATAGATTTAGGAGAGAGATGGATAGGTGTGTTCAGTTTAATTCATATATGTTTGTAGTAGCAGAGACAACTATTAGCAAACTAGAAGAACACAATAAAACTTCTAAGTTTAAATCTAACTTAGGGTATTTGTGGCACAATATACGCAATCTGCTTATAGACTACCCACAGAATCTACAAATCATTTTTGCACACAATAGAGCAGGAGCTAAAAAAATAATTCCACTTATTCTGCACTATGGAGATAGATTGTGGAATACAGATTTACAATATTTTATAGATGAACGAGTAAATGTCTTGGACAAAGGGAAAACAAGGATATCGGCTTGAACATTCTTCACAAGAGTTAAATAAGACTCTTAAAGAGCTAGAAGGCAGTATCAAAGAAGAAGAGGCAAAGTATTTGCTGTATAAGTTTCTACGGAACAATATAGCATTTACCTCTGAGTTGTTTTTAGGGGTTAAATTATTTCCGTTTCAGGCAATGGCCATCAAGGGGATGATGGTTTCTGACTACTCCATGTTCGTATTTTCGCGGGGTATGTCGAAGACATTCTCTACAGCCATTTATGTTTTACTAGAGTGTCTGCTTAACCCTAATGCAAATATAGGTGTTATTGCAGGTAGCTTTAGGCAATCAAAACAGATCTTCCAAAAGATGGAGGATATTGTCTCTAAGTCAGAGGCAAGCCTAATTAAAGAGTGTGGATTTAAAATACAAAAAGGAACTGACCAGTGGACTATGACTTTAGGTAAGGCTAGGGCGATAGCCCTTCCGTTAGCTAACGGTGATAGACTTCGTGGATTTCGATTTAACAGGATTGTATTGGATGAGTTCTTAACTATACCTGAAAAAATATTTAATGAAGTTATTATTCCTTTCCTTGGGGTGGTAGAGAATCCTATCGAAAGGGAGGAGCTATACAACTTAGAATCCAAATTAATCGACAAAGGCGAGATGACAGAAGAGGACAGATATATCTGGCCTAACAACAAGTTAATAATTCTTTCATCTCCATCATTTAAGTTTGAGTATATGTATAAGCTCTACAAGAAATATGTAGACTTGATAGACGGCTTGACCGTTAAAGAAGGGGAAGGTGATGAAGAGGACGATTTTAAAGATGATGCTTATAGACTGATTATGCAGTTAAGTTATGACTGCGCTCCACCAAGACTCTATGATCAAAACCTGCTTAAACAAGCTAAGGCGACCATGAGTGAAATGCAGTTCAAGAGGGAATTTGGAGCACAATTTATAGATGAGAGTGACGGATATTTCAGGCTTTCTAAGATGGCTGCTTGCACGATACCAGACGGAGAGTTTCCTGCTGTAGAAGTAGTAGGGAATCCTAGCGATGAGTATTTACTGGCCTTTGACCCTAACTGGGCAGGTAACACAAGTGCAGACCATTTTGCCATGCATGTTTTCAAGATAGACAGGGATTCACAAAAAATATGCCTAGTCCATAGTTATGCAATAGCGGGTGTTTCTTTGAAAGAGCATATGCAATATTTCTTATACCTAATACAACATTTTAATATTGTTGGTATTTGCGGTGACTACAATGGAGGGGTTCAATTCATAAACTCTTGTAATGAGAGTGCTTTGTTTAAAAAAGAAAATATAAAAATTGGTGTTATAGATGTTGATTTAGAAAAACCAGAAAACTGGCACTCTGATATTTTAAGTTTTAAAAATCAATATAACTCTAGGGAGAGAAATTACTGCATCCTAAGAAAACCTACATCTAACTGGATAAGAACTGGTAATGAGATGCTGCAAGCTGCCATAGATCATAAAAGAATTTTATTTGGTTCTAGGGCGGTTGATTCTCATTTCAATGAGCAGAGAAAGAAAAATATACCTATAGAAAAATTAAAATGGGATATTAAGGCACCAAAGGCATCTAAGGGTGCTATGATGATAGATTTGATAGACCATCAAAAGTCAATTGTTGAACTTACTAAAGCTGAATGTGCTAATATCGAGGTTATAGGTAACCCTCAAGGATCTCAGTCTTTTAATTTGCCGCAAAACCTAAGAAGGCAAAAGGGGCCGAACAGAGCTAGAAAAGACTCTTATTCTGCTCTAGTTTTAGGCAATTGGTTCGCCAAGGTTTATTTCGACGCAGAAAACGCTACTCCAGAAAAAACAGTCGATAGCACATTTGTTCCATTTGCAATTTGAAAAGTTTAAAAGTAACTTTTATAACTTTAGTGTAAACTTTGATATGCCTCGGAAATATACCAAAAGATCAGAATATTGGGAGAAGTTCAAAAAGAGAGAACAACCTATAGAAAACTTAGTAGAAGCGCAAGAAGACTTCTCTCCTGAGTTGATTGGAGATTCGATATATAGTTCCTCGACAGCCTCTAGGTTGTCAGCCCCCACTAGTCGGACAGCAGCGAGAACAAATAGGGCTGCTACAGATGGGCTTGGGAATAATTTTTCCAATATTAAAAATGGGATACTACCGTTTAATTATGATGGAAATTCCGCTGACGCTAGGGAATCTATTGAGCTTTGCCAAAAAGCCTACTTCAACATAGCAAATTTCAGAGGCACAATTGATCTTTTAGCTGAGTTCGCTAATTCAGATTTGTATATTGAAGGCGGTAATGAAAAATCTAGAAAATTTATTAAAGCATGGTTCAAAAGAATCAGGATGCATGATTTAAAATCACAATATTTTAGAGAATACTACAGGTCAGGAAATGTTTTCCTTTACCGAATGGATGGGAAGATACCTTTGAAAAATTCCCAAAAGATGCTTGAAACCTACGGGGCAAGTGTTCGAAAAGAAATACCAATTAGATATTTGTTAATTAACCCAACAGACATCGCGACAAAGGGTGCGATATCTTTTAGTGGTTATGAGTATTTTAAAGTTTTAACTCCATTTGAAATTTCTCGTTTGAGAAACCCGCAAACAGAGCATGAGCAAGAACTCTATGACTCTTTGCCAGAAGAAACCAAGAAGCTTATTGCTAATTCTAAAACAGGTTATGCGATGACTAGGATTCAAATTAAATTAGATCCAAGTTTGCTTCATGTGGTTTTTTGTAAGAAACAAGATTATGAGCCTTTGGCTATACCTGTAGGATATTCTGTTCTCGATGATATTAACAGAAAAATAGAATTAAAAAATATTGATCAAGCAATTAGCCGTTCTATTGAAAATGTAGTCTTGCTTGTTACTATGGGCAATGAGCCAGATAAGGGCGGGATTAACCATAAGAATTTAGCTGCGATGCAGCAAATCTTCAAAAATCAAAGTGTGGGTAGAGTTTTGGTTTCTGACTATACGACAAAAGCAAATTTTGTTATTCCTGATATTAAGAAGGTTGTTGGGCCAGAAAAATATGATGTTATCAACAAGGATATTGAGGATGGATTGCAAAATGTTTTAATTGGGGATTCTAAATACTCTGATCTTCAAGTTAAAATGAAAGTTTTCTTTCAGCGACTAGAAGAATCAAGAGCCTCCTTTTTAGAGGACTTTATCAATCCAGAAATAGCTAGAGTCTGTAAGGCGGCAGGTCTTCGGTCTTGGCCGAAAGCTCATTTCGCGAGAACTGATACTATGGATGATAACAATTTAGCCAAACTCGCCACAAGGCTTATGGAGCTTGGAGTTCTAACTCCTGAGCAGGGTATGCAGGTTGTTCACACTGGGGTATTCCCAGAGGGGAAAGACATGGAGAAGGCTCAAGATAAATTTAAAGACGATAGGGAAAAGGGACATTATATGCCTCTAGTCAACACTATTAATCTCTACAATGAAGGAGAAGAAGGTGGAGACCCAGAGCCTAAGGACGCTCAAAAACCAGAGCCGACTGCTCCAATAGCTCCATCTGGAGGTAGACCTTTGGGTGTATCGAATTCAAAAACATTTTCCAAGAAACATATCGTTGAGGCTACTAAAAAGATTAATGAGTTTGAATTATTAGCCTTCAGAGAGTTTGCTTCTAAATTTGGTTTAAAGAGAATGTCCAAGCAGAAAAAAGAAATGGTTGCTCAGGTTTGTGAGACCATAGTTATTGCTAAAGACAAGGATGAATGGGAATCAACATTAGCTAATGTTGTAGAAAATCTAGATGCTATAACAGAGCTTAATGTGCATAGTAAAGTTTTAGAATTAGGCACTGAGCATCAATTAGATGACTTATCTTCTGCGATTTTATATCATTCTACTCAAATTTCTGTGTAAGAAAGAATATGTCAGTGAATGATTTTGATATTTGTCACTTTGAAGGTTTCGTAAAACAGATAAGCGAAGAGGAATTTAATTCCTTTGGTCTTTCTCAAGGGTCTGTTCAAGAGGCTGCACAATCTTTGCTTCCTGATGATTTTGATCCTAAGCAGAATATTGATGTATTACCAGTCGTCTTTAATTTGGCAAAAGTTAATGAATTCAATAAAAACGGAGACGGCATAGATGCCAGAACTGCTGTAGCCGCTGTAAAAAGATTTATCAATAAGCCAATAAATATTGAGCATAAAAAAGATAAAATTGTTGGTCACATGATCAATGCGTCCTTCTCAGATCGAGAGTTTGACTTTAAAAACAACGATATTGAATCTTATGCCGACAAAAAAGAACCTTTTTACTTAAATGCGGCTGGCCTAATTTACAAATCTATTTATCCAGAATTGGCAGAAGCAATTATAGAAGCTTCTGAAAAGGAAGATGATTCTTATCAGAGTATATCTACAAGCTGGGAGTTAGCATTCAAGGAGTTTGAGGTAGCGGTAGGTTCTAAGTTTTTACAAGATTCGACTATAGCGGAAGGTTCTCGAAAAGAAGATCTTAAGCAGTATATCAAGGGGTTGGGTGGCAAAGGAATAGATGACGAAGGCAACCTTGTTAACAGATTAATCGTCGGTCAGACATACCCGCTAGGAGCAGCATTAACAAGAAACCCTGCCGCTTCTGTGAGGGGTATTTATACAAGTAAAGATGAGCCAGAAGACAAAAAAATAGAAAAAATTTCCCGAAACACTAATATTAATGTAAAGTCTGACAAATTAAAAAACATTTTTAATATGGATAAAGAACAATTCGAAGAACTTATTTTAAAGTTAACCAAGAGTGTTGCTTCAGTGGTGAAGGAAGACTCTGAAGCTAGCACTGTTGGCGATGTCATGCGTGATGCGCTAACAGAACACAATCAATCTTGGACTTCCAAGATCGAAATTGAACAGGAAGCTAAGGCTAAGGCTGAAGCTGAGCTTGCTGAGTTACAAGACTCATTTAAGCAAGCCAAAGAAGAACTTGATAGTCTTAAGGCTGAAGTTGAAGCAAAAGCTGCGGTCGATCTCTTTAATGATCGCATGAACTTCATTGACAGTGACTATGACCTTAACGAAAAGGAAATGGCTCTTGTCACCGCTGAAGTAAAAGAGCTTGGTTCTTCTGAAGAAGATTTTAATTCCTATAAGGAAAAACTGGAGGTTATTTTTGCTCATAAGCTCAAGAAAAACATCGAAGCTAAAGAAGCTGAGATTAAGGCTCGTATAGACGAAGCTGTAGCAAGCCGCGAGGAGGGCGACGACCCTGATGAAGACGAGGAAGCTACGGAAGAGGAGGAGCCTGAAGAGGAGCTTGAGGCAGAGGGAGACGAAGCAGAGGCTTCTATTCCTAATAATAACGGTGAATCCAGTGAACAGGTTTCTTTGGTCGAGAGACTCAAGAAAGGCTTCCAAGTAGAAGTCTCTTAATTTAAACACAACTATTATTAATCATGGCAAACGAAATTACACGTTTACTGCCCTTCCGTCAATACGATGAAAATGATGTTATCAATTTCTATTCGTATGATTTGGAAACGGGCGAGGCGGGTTCTGTTGTTAGGGTAAGCGATGCTAACCTTAGTAATGAGCCTGTAAAGTATGTCGAAAGAACTGATGCAAATTCTTACGACAATACTCTCGGTAATGCGCTTTCCCTTTATCCTGAGACACCTTACAAGGTGACCAAAGTCAGTGATACTGGTGCGGGTGTGCGACCATTGGGAATCCTGTTGCGCGATGTGCGTAGCAAAGATGAAAATGGGGAGAATCTTTTGTATTATCCTCAGAAGAAGGCTGAACTCCAGTGCGTTGTCTCTGGTGAGGTTGTGCCTGTAGCCACTAAAGGTTTATTCACTATCAACTCAAAAGGTTTAGGTGGAGGTCTTGCTCCTGCAATTAACTCCTTCGCCGTTCCTACTGATAATGGAACCATTAGCGGTATTGCGGGAACTGCTGCAAACCATCACAAACATCACGCACACTCCATTGGTAAGTTTATTGCCACTGGTCTTCGTGAGTCTGGCCCTACAACGGATGCGTTCGCTGGCGCATATGCAATTCTTAAACTCGACTGCTAATATTTTACGATCATGAAAATCACTATTAAAAGAACTGAAGATCAGTTAGCTCTTATTAGGGCAATGGGATCTAATAATCGTGAAGAGGCTTATGAGGCTCAGGCAGCAGTTGCTGAACTGCTCGGACCTATCGTTTCCGAAGTTATCAACAATGCTCCAACTGTTGGAAATCTGTATACCACGATTTCTTACGGAGAGGATGATAACCCGTCTTTGCCTTTGGATCTTTTCCACGATATCACTGATGAGAACTACATTCAGGTGTATTCTCAGCAGGTTGCTGGGGGTCTTCCATATAGTCAAGTCTTTCCCGCTCACAACGAACTCAAGTTCCAAACCTACAGCTTAGACAGTGCTCTTGCGTTTGATCGCAAGTATGTCCGTAGGGCGCGTCTTGACGTTGTTAGCAAGACTTTCACTAGGATGGCTCAGGAAATTCTGCTTAAGCAGACTAAAACCGCTTTCAACGTGCTCGCTACTGCCTTGTGTAAAGGTAAGGGCAGCAATAATACTCAGGGAAGCCAAGTTATTCAAGGAACACAGTCGGGTAGGTTTATCCTTCATGACCTGAACAACTTGATCACTGCGAGCAAGCGTGTTAATAGCTCTTGGAGTGGAGGCACTCCTATTGGTGGAGTCAAGTCTGGGATCACTGACCTTCTGGTTTCTCCAGAAATGGTTGAGGATCTCCGCGCAATGGCATACAACCCAATCAACACTGTTGATTCGGATGGTAATGCTCCAGACTCTGGTGGAGACGGTCAGGTTGCTCCTGATCAACTTCGTCAAGAGCTTTACGCTGGTGCTGGTCTCCCATCTTTCTATGGTATCAATATCATGGAAGTCAACCAGATGGGTCTAAACCAAACCTTCAACAAGCTGTTTGCTACTATCGCTGCGGCAGAAGGTAACATCGTTGGTGGTGCTGGAGGCTCATTCACTCAATCTGCTGATCAGATCCTTATCGGAGTTGATCGTAGTAAGGATGCGCTTATCCGTCCTACCGTTATTCAGGAGGGAACTTCTGATGACTTGCAGGTTCTTGTTGATGATCAGTTCTCTGTTCGTCAGAACAAGATTGGTTACTATGGTAAAGTCGAAGAGGGTCGTATCTGTATTGATGACAAAGCCCTTATCGGTCTTTCGATTGGAACTAGCTCCTAAAGAGTTAAAACTCAATTATAAAGAGAGAGTCGCCTCGGAAGGGGCGACTCTTTTTTTTTGATTTTTTATAAGTTTTAGTTATCATATAATATGAGCGATAATAATCCTGAAGAAGAAATTGATATCGAAATGCAAGTGTCTAAGGGGGTTGGCGAAGAGCATTTAGAGGAACTTGAGGTTACCGATGGTAAAGATAGGGATGCTTTTGAAGAAGAAGTTAAAAAGGTCAAAGAGCTTGAAGATTTGCTAGGGATGCCTCAGATGAATCCTTATGGGACTCTTAACAGAGAAATTTTTAGACGCAGATTAGATGATTCTTCGGCTTCTGATTTAACAGATTTAGCCGCTAGAGTGGGTCTCCCAAGGGAGCGTAATATGCAATTATTAAAGAAGTCTTTGATGAAATCTTTTGACTTTTACGCGATAAAACACGATGTCACTGTTCAAGGAGAAGCTAAACCAATTATAGATCCAAGTTCCCCAGACTACGAAAATGCTGTAAAGTTATTTAAAGATATATAACTTTATGAATGACCTTGGGAATTTAGCCAGTGGAATCGTTACTTACGATTTCCCTAACGATACAGGCACTTATAACATGGTGTTTGTATCTGGTTGGCTTGAAGAAAATGTGGGGGAGCTAAATGGGTTGATTCATGAAGAAGCTTCAATAGATTCAACTGGAGCATTGAGAATCGACGGCACAGGATTAGCTCCTGTGGAAAATAACATCTTCGCTACTCTGTATGAAATTTGGTATCTTCAAAAGTCTGCGCGAGAGTCTTTAAGGTCTTTTACTTATTCTGATTCTGTTGATTGGGTTACAATCAAAGAAGGAGATACAACGATACAAAGACAGAATAAAAATTCTGTTGCTAAGACTTACAAAGATTTAACAACAGAGGTTAATGAAAGATTAGATAATTTGCTATATCAGTATAATTATCAAAAATCCTCCCCAATACAAGTAGCTGGAACAGATGGAACTTTCAATCTATCAGGCATACTACAATAAATGGCATCATTACTTACAGAGGCTGAAAAGGCAGGTATAAATTCTGCCCTTAGCGATGTTCATGATACTTTTGCAAAAGACATATATGTTTATGTAGAAGAGAGGGCCAGCGTTCCTGCGGAACTTAACTATAACCCCCTTTATGGCAGGAATAAGAATACTGCTGAAATTTCTTCTGAGGAAACGCTAACTAGGTATACCTATTCGGCCAGAGTTTTTTACAAGAATGAACAAGAAGAGGAGCTTGTGGATGGTAACGGTCAAATGAATTTGACGGCATCTGACGGAAAGATAAGGATAAAGGTAAAGTCAGACGCTTACGAGAAAATTAAGATATGTTCAAAGATAGAGGTTGATGAAGAGCTTTTCGTTGTTGATAGCGATGCTAAAGTTATAGGTCCATTTGGCTCTCAATTTTATTCTATATTTTTAAAGCGTGAAAACTAATGGCAAGAAAACCATTCATTTCGGCCTCAAAGCCCGTAGTGACAGTTAACGCTAAAGAGCTTCTAAGAGAGTTAACTTCAGATAATCCAAATGATAAAACTATGGGAATGGCTCTAAGGGGTGTCATTCAGCCGAAGTTGGAGGAAAGGAGAAAAGAATTAGCTAAGAAGTTTGAGGTTCACCCTATAACAGTTGAACTAAACGCTGGACCAAGAGCCAGCAATAGCAGTGGTGTTCTGGGTGGATATGGTAACTTGTTTTCATTTATAGGCTTTTCCGCTGGAAGTAATCCCACCGATATTATTTCTAAGATTTTTAATGAAAAAATAAGGTTCAAGGTAAGAAGAATTAATACCAGAGGGAGATATCGTGTTACGTTTTTTATACCTAGTATAGAGGAAATTTATAGCTTGACCCCTATACCTTGGATGACTGGAAAAAGCTGGGTAGAAGGTATCGAAGCGGGGAGCATAACTAACCTCGGACAATATCTGTATAGTTCAAAAGGTTTTGGCGACTCTAGCTCTGGAACAGGTATACAGGTCAAAAATAGGTCTTCTGGTGTAAGTCTTAGTAGGACACCTTATGTCGGTAAATTAATAAACGAATTTAAGAAGTCTTTATTGAGATTGGATAAATGAAAGCACAGTTTGACCAGAATATTTTATCTAGCTTCTATCTATGGTTTGAGAACCAGTTAATTGGAAGTAAAGCAGAGGCTTATAAAATAAACTTAGATAATGCTTTTACCTCAGGCGTGTTCCCTGATGTGCCTCCTAGTCATGTCGCTTTTCAAGGCAAATTTAGACAGCTTGTTGGTGATCACGGAGTATCACAACCTAACTCTGGTTTCTTTTTAGACGGTGAGTTTATAACAGGTAACTCTGATATAAATGGCGGTGTTTTCACTGACTACGACAATGGAAGATTGATATTTCCACAAGAGTCTGGGACACCAATTGGTAGTAAGGATTTAACGGCAAATTCTACTGTAAAGGAAGTAAACACTTACATATCAAATGATACAGATGCTCAAACCATTTTGCATTCTGATTTCAAGGATAGTGCTACAGAGTTACCCTATCAATACGGTAAAACTTCAGAATATGACGAGAACACTTACTTTCTACCCGCATGTTTTATTTCTTTAGCTTCCTCTGATAATACAGAATTTTCTTTTGGGGGAGAGGAGGATACCAGATCTAATATTAGGGTGATGGTGCTTTCTTTTGATAATTATATTTTAGACTCAATTTTATCTCTTTTTAGAGACACGGTAAGAGAGGATTTAACCCATATACCATATGAAGATTTTCCTTATGGGTTTTCTTTCTCCATAAAGAATTTTCCTTATAATTACAATAATCTAGTCTCAGATCAGTCTAGCCCAGTGAAGTCCTTCATTAAGGAGGTGAGAGCCTCAAAAGTAGTATCTGAGCAAATAAGGGAAAATCTTAATAAAAACATATCAATTGGCTTTTTGGACTTTGAATTATGCACTTATCGTTTCCCTAGACTGTAAATCCGTGTAAGAAAGTGTAAACAAATTACATTCTTAACTTTTTTACAATATGGCTTCTAGAACTAGAATAATCTCACAAAGCAAAGCTTTGTATGTGTCTCCTACTGGTATTTTATGTAGTGGCAGTGCTGATAGCAATGCAGATTCAGCAAAAGACGCTGCTGCTCACTCAGGCATAATGCCGACACAGCTTCATCGAGTTGACACCTTTTCCTTTGATATTGACCTTGCTGGAGCAAGGCAGGATGTCAGGGAGTTTGGACAGTTAGCCCGAATCGGGACATTAACAATGTCAGAATTAAATCCAAGTTTCTCTGTAGGATACTACTTGGGCAATGGAGAAAACGAAGGTCTTTTGGGCTTTGATTGCGGGGGGCTAACTAGCGCGGCTGCACCCTCTTCACAATTTATTTCTGGCGTAATGACAGAGAATGCTCTTAAGAGGGAAAAGAACCTTTATGTCCTTACCGTTGGAGAAGGTGATGATGCATTTAATAACTCTACGAGTTCCACTACTACAAGCATCAATGCCGCAACAGGCTACTTTAGCTCTGCTGATAGAACCACTCATGATGTTGTGGCGTTCGGAAACTGCACATTTAACAGCTATACCGTAAACTTCGCTGTCGGAGAAATTCCGAGAGTTGATCTAGAAGGAGAGGCTCAAAACATTCAGTTTGATGTTGGACAGAGTTCAGGTCTTTATAACCCTGCTCTTGATAGAAATGCGAAGAGAGCAGACACTGGACAATTCATGCTTGGTGTTCCAAGCACGGGAGATATGAATGTTCTCGTTCTGCGCCCCGAAGACGTTACTCTTAGTCTCAGCAAAAACACATTTGACTTTGGTGGAACTGATACAAGTGACATGCATGTCCAAAGTGCTTCCATCGAAGTTCCAATGTCTCGCGGAAATATTCAGGCGCTCGGCGCTGAAAGGGCTGTTGCTAAACCTCTTGAATTCCCAATTAATGTAACCTTGAGTGTAAGTGCCATCCTTAAGAATATGCACAGTGGAGCTATTGATAAGATCTTAACTGGAACAGCGGGAGACGCTACCACAAATGCCACTATCAAAGTCAAGGACTCTGAAAATGGAGCAGTAGCTCACCACTTCGTTCTCCAGAAGGCAGTATTGGATAGCCAAAACTTCTCGGTTGGTCTTGATGATAATGAGACTATTGATATGACCTTCTCGGCTCAGATTGGTGGTCCAGATACTACTGACCAAGGTTTATTCTACTCAGGTGCTGCTGGAAATGCTCCTGTAGAAAACTATGTAGACTGCCAATTAGCTAATGGCTTTTACTATGCCAAGAGTAAAGGCGGTGGTGGTAATACACCTAATGGCGTTGCTCCTTATAACGAGTAATTTAACGGTCTTTTAAGGCTTACAATTAAAGCCCCGCAGAGATGCGGGGCTTTTTTGTGTAAACTAAAGTATGGCTATAGAGAGAGTTCATTCTAGTGATATTCAGGTTTTCGTTAATGGAGAACGAATACCTGCTATCAACTCTCTTTCTGTAAACACAGAAAAAGAATTAGTCGATATACCTAGATTGGGGGTTTCTCATATATCAGATAGAGTCTTAGCAAGCAGTCAAAGCTCATCCTTGGATATGGGGCTTTTGATCACCACTGGTGCGTCTGGAATAGATCCTTTCTATCAATGCCAAATGGCAGGGTCTGGATTTCTTAATACAGGAAAATTTGATTTTCAGATAAAAGATACTGTGGGTGTTACCACTGTTTCTGGAGCCTCTATGACCTCATACTCTCTCAATGGTTCCGTGGGAGCACTTGTTGAAGGTAGCACTGCATATGAAGGAGATGCTGCTATTTTTACGCCTGATGGAGCTTTAACTTTTTCCGACTCAACAAGCGATACTTTCGGGGGTTTCTTTAGGCCGCAAAATATAGAGATATCGACAACTCCAGACGGCTTAGAGTCAATTAGTTCAGCGTCTTTTAATATACAGAATTTTACCTTATCAGTAGATACTCCTAGAAAAAAAGTTACTAGACTTGGGACAAGAACTCCAAAATTCAGATATCCAGACTTACCCAGCCAAGGCAGTCTTTCTTTTAGTGCTGTTAAAAATCAAGTGACTGGAATAGACTTATCGAGCCTAGTCTGTCAGAGTGGTGTAATTAAAATTGATTTAAAAGACAATGAAGGCAACTCTGTTATGGATTTTACTACAAGTGGATGTTGTTTAGAATCAATAGACGAATCGACTGATTTAGATGATAATACTTCTGTTGATTTCTCATACTATTTCCCAATATTAAAATGATAGCTACTGGAGGTTTTAATGGACTACAGACATCTACATATAGTGTAGATTTAAATATTCATACCCCTGAAAGTGGGTTTGAGTTTGCGATGATGGAAACAGGGGTTTTAGGTGGAACTTTTCGAACGAATAATATGATGACAGTTTCGGGAGTTAGTGGATACTTGTTTGATCAGAGCGGAAAGTTTTTTGGGGGCTATGAAAGCGGAGTTCCTTTTAATATTAAATTTAAATGGGGAGGTGGAGATAGTAGCGAGGGTTATTCATATTATCACAATGATGTATTGATGGCGAACGGTATGCTGATAACTGGTGCTCCTGTCACTGAGATAGGAGAAGTTAATTTTGCTCTTTTCCATAAACATGGAAATTCTACAGCTTTTGTAGATATCAGTGGAATAGAATCAATCATGACTGATGCAGTCTAAGGTTAAAAAAGATTGATTTTAGCTATTTTATTTATATAATAATATAGATGAAAGAGCTATACTCATTTGATGTAAAAAGGGAAATTATAAAGGAAGTCCCTTATATTAAAAAAACCAAGAATGGCCCTGTAGAGAGCACTAAAAAACAAAAAAAAACCGTGCAGACAAGAATGGCTATCATAAAGCCTACTATCAGCGATATGGAGGATGCGGAGTTTTATTTTGGTCAAAAGTATAATTCTTTTATTAATGCTGGGTTTTTAACTAAGGCGATGCTCGCTAAAAAAATGGGCGATCTTGGAGGAATGACTTCAAAGAGGACCGATGATGCGATATCTGAAATGGTCTTAGAAAACCTTGAGGCTAGCAGGGTTATTGAATTTTTTGAGGGCGCGAAAGATTTGGATGAGGAGCAAAAAGAAAAGTTAAAAGAAGCTAAGCTAACTTTTGCTTCAACTCAAAAATCAATTCATCAATATGAATCTAGCTTAAGGGATCAATTCAGCCAGACCGCTGATGCTAAGGCAGAACAAAAACTAGTCGAATGGTTTGTTGTTAACTTTTCGTATTACGAAGATGAAGTAAAAGACGACAAGGAAGGTAAGAAA